GGCGCGTTCCTGATCTTCGTCAGCCGCCGTCATCCATGCTTCGTCGTACTGAGCTTTCAGTACTTGCAACCTGTCCATACCACCCGGCACCTTGAGCGCGATGTAGTAGGCCAGTCCAGCCACCATACAGGGCACAAAACGGAAGGGCACGTCCATGACATTGACACCACCGCCAGCATCCTGCACGCGACGCATGCGCCAGTACACAAACTGGTATGTCTGGGAGCCGTCAGGCGTTGGCCACATGGTCACGCGGGGGATGTTGTTGACGTAAATACTGGGCGGGGTTGGGGTGATGCTGTGCGAAGCGGCGGTTGTTCCGTTCTGGCCACGGTAGCAGTCACCCAGCGTGTTGCCTGTGATGTAGTTGTAGAAGATGGTTTCGCTGTCGATGTTGACATACCCAATGGCGGGCAAGCCTGCAACCGTGGAAAGCTCAATTTCGTTGTCAGTTGCCGTGATGCTTGCGGCCAATGTGGCGGCAGTCGGGCTGATCTGGCCATCCAAACGCTGATACCAGACCTGAATCGGTCGGGCTTGGGTCAATTTGTTGGGTAATGTGGCGTAGGTGGACACGCTGATGCGCGTGATTGTCAAATCGGCCTGTGTGGCCTGCACATTGGCTTGTGTTCTGATGACGTGATCGAGCAAATCGACAGTGTCAACTGGGATGGGATAGGTGTTCAAGCCTTGAGTAAGGGTGATTGTGCCCTGCTCGAACGTCCACATGTTGACACCACGATTTGCCCAGTCAGCAAACAGCAAATTCAGTGACCGGCGAGCCGTTTTCAGGTCATAGCCAGTGCGCATTTCTGAACCAGCACGCTCAAACGCCTCCTCCACCAGCTCGGTGAGGTCTAAATTAAAGCCTGACTGTCCAGAAGTTGTTGCCATGTCACTTCATTTTCTTCAAAGTCTGCGCCAGTCTGGCGCGTTGTCCCATCTTGCCGGGCGCTTTTGCAGCCGCTGCCAATTTCTTGGCAGGAATGGGTTTGTCCCCCTTGACACCAAGGGATGCACGCAGTGCACCGGGCTTTTTGATTGCCTTTTGAATCCATTTCTCAGCCATCACCTGTACCCCGCTGTTTTCTTCGCCACCTTGGGCGGTTGCTTCACGAATTGTTTTCCGGCTTTTTTGCCAGCACGTTTTGCACGCGTTGTCGCAGCGTACTCAGAAGGGCTGAGAGCTTTGATCGCAGCTTCAGGAAGGTATCTTTCGCCTGTGTCAGAAGAGCGTTTGCCACTTTTGGTTCTCCATTTCTGGGCCGTCCAATCTTTGAGGGATTGTTGAGGCGCTTTCAATCTTTGTAACCCCCGCCAGCAGCCTTGTATTTCTTGGCTACGAGCTGAGCTTTACGTGCTGACCACTGGCCTGCTTTTGTGCCTTGTGTGGCTGCCGCTTTGACCTGCGCCACGATCCGCTTGCGCAGACTTGGCTTTGTGTAATTACCCGCCGCGTTGACACCACCGCCTTCTTTGTACTGAGTAAAGTCGGTGTTGTCGCGGCGTGGTTTCTTCACACCCTTGGGCATTTTGGATGGGTTGATGTCACCCATCCCACGGCTGGCCATCATGTCAGCAATAGGCCTTTCCGCCTTTTTTCATGCCCAGAGGGGCGCTACCCTTCATGGAAATCATGGTGCCTTTGGTCTTGCCTTTGGAAGCAACACCGTCACGGCTGGGAGCCGCAGTTTTGACTGAACCCATCTTGGCAGATGTGATACCGCCAGAAGCCATTTTTTTCATGCCGCCTTTTTTCATACCGTACTCCTCTTTCTCATGTTTGACCATTGACTTGGGAGCACCCTTGCGCTCCATGAACGAAATTTCCTTTTTGGCCATAGCCTTGGATTCTTTCATCTCACCACCCCTTGAAAATTTTTTGCCTTTGTCGGCAGTTGAAAAATCTTTGCCCACAGACTGTGGAACGCCCACCTTCTTGGCAAACGCTGGGTTGTGGGCCACCGCCGCCATGAAATTGTGTTGTTTCTTGCTCGTGCTTGGCATGTCAAACCTTAACGATCCAGCCTTTGCCAACCACAAAACCGACAAACAACATGCCCGCCCAAATTAAAAGCTTTTCTACAACGGTCTTACCAACTTTTTTGTAGAACTCCGAAGACAACTCTTCAAGCGCCATCTTGGCCGCTTCTTTGGCAATTGCGCGTTCACGATCAGTTAATTCGATTTGAGACATTTAAACCATCCTGCCTTTGGTTTTGCCTTTGACGCAACATCCGTCTGCACGGGCAGAAGCTGACCCGCCTTTTTTCATGCGGGTAGCCATTTGAGGGTTTGCTTCTTTCAGTTTTTTAAGCTGGTCATTTTCATCAGTTGCTGATGAATTTGGGCTTGTTAACTGGCTTAATCCTGCTGCGGCTGAACTGTTTAATCCCATGATCTACCTCAACACTTCCAAGCCCGAAGGCTTTTGTTAATCCTCGAATTTGGATCCTTGGCGGTTTTTGCGCTCGTCAATTTCTTTTTCATCCCTTCCATACGGGCGCAAAAAGAGTCGCGGCGACTGCCGCCCTCGGGTTGAGGACGTTTCAACCCCGGTTTCCCGGGATTTGCTGCGTTGTAGGAAGCTCGTCCTTTGGCGTTCAAGCCGCCGCTCGGATTCTTCCCTTCCTTGCGTTGCCATGCAGGTGACTTAGCCATAGAACACAGTCACGCTGGCAATGTTTGTCAGCGTTGCATAAATGTTGGTATAGCATCTGACACCCTCGCCCGGAACCAAAACGTAGAACGAATTGGGGTTTGAGTTGGATGGAATGTCGATCTCAATCACAGTTGTACCGCCAGAACCGCCGTCTTTCAACAACAGTGTTCCAGCAGAACTGGCCGTGGCGCAGATAGAAAACCCTTTGATACGCGCTGGCTGGGCAAAAACCGAACCAGACGCGTTCAAATGCGTTGACTTGACGTCATACTGCATCGTCATGGGGTGCTCCTAATCAGGAATTGGCAAACGGTGTGGCGACAGTGCCTGTACCCAATGCAACACCATTGACCATGTATTTGAGAGCAGCTATTGCGTAAATCTGCACCCAAGTACCAGCAACACCACCGGTTGTGCCACCGTTGAAGTTGATGAAGTCGTTTGCGGCTGCGGCAGTGTAGGCAACCAAAGCGTTGGAGCTGTCTGTGTCCACACCAAAGATGGTGCCAATGTACTTGTCAGTACCGTCAGTACCAATCTTCAAAGAGCTTGTGGCAATGGTTGTGGGAACCCAGATGGTGTACACAACGCCTTGGTTGTTCGGTGTGCTGGGGTCTTGGCCGGGGCCAGAAGTGGTTGGGTTGGCATCAGCGTTGATGGTAGGCAGAGTCAGTGTGATGTCTGCGGCCAAAGTGCCACCAACGGAAAGAATGCGACCGCCGTGGTCAACGGGGTTCAATGTGGTTGAAGCGGTGATTGCGACAACAGAGGCGGGGCCTTGGTTGTACATGCCAGCCAAAGAACGGACTGGGCCTTGAAATGTGGTGCGTGCCATGTTTTTTCCTCACATGCGATTGAGGCGTATCTGTCTGCATGTCGTCAGCCGGGACTGTCAGATACACCGGAAAACCCCGGAATGGTTTGAATATACCGCAAAAGAAAAGGGGACGCTAGTCCCCTTTTCTCAAGTCGCTTACGCGCCTGCTGAACCCCACATACCGAGAGGATCAGACCAGCCGAAGCTGTAACGCTCACGAGCCTTGTAACGGACGTTGCCGGTATCAAAGTCGCCGTCCATTGAGTTAGCCAAAGGCATACGCTCAAAGTGCTTCATGCCGTTTGGAACGTCGGTAATCAAATACCAGCCGTTTGTGTCGGTCAAGAAGTGGTTGACGGTGTAGCCTTCAGGAATTGCACCCATCTGCTTCAACGCGTTGATGTCGTTGTCAGCAGTAGAAACACGCAGCTCAGTGTCAAGCAAACGCTTGGCAACGAACATCAGTGAAGGGGGCACAATCATCTTGCGAGGCTTGGCAGCGATCAACAGACCACGCTCATCAGTCCATGCAGCGATTTGAATCACAGCATTTTCCAAAGAGGTTTCGTTCAGGTCAACGCCAGTGGTGGGGCTGTTGTAGTTAACACCGCCATTCACCAAGGGGTGGCCAACACGAGTGCTGGAGCTGTTGTTACCGAACAAAGTAACGCCGTCACCGCCCAAGTAGGAGCCATTGAAACCGTTGTTGATAACAGCGGCTGCTTTGACTTGCTTGGTGTATGCCATTGCACGAGCCAAGGCTTTGGTGTAACGAGCAGACAAGCTGTCGTACAAGTTATCTTCAATCGCTTCTTCAGTGATTGAGAAACCCAA